GTGTAATAGATTTTTCCGGCTTCATTTGTTCTTAACAGTACATCTTTGACTGTGAGTTGATTTGCGATCATTTGTTCGCGTTCGTCTAATTGACTTTTAGCGATACTAGCATCGCCTATGAACTGTTCTAGTAGTTCGTGTTCTTCATTTGTGATTGTTAGTAATAGTTTGTTTGTGAGTTCAACAATTTTCATGATGTTATCCTATAAAGTATTTATTACAGGATAACATTGTGTAGTTTATTTAAAGATACCGTGTGTAATAAAGCCGATAAGTCCTGCTAATACAACACCCATTAATGTTGTAAAGATGCTAATAGTTTGTTTGTCACCACCTGATATTTTATCAGTTAGGCTGTTTTTAATGTCAATCAGATGCAGCTCAAGTTTATCCATGCGCTCTTCTAGATTGTTCAGTTTAGTTTCCAAGTTACCATACCTTACGGCGCATAGTTCAACATGTGCTTCTAAATTTTGCTTCTCGATTTCTGTAGGTTTGCTTGCCATTATCGCTCTCTTGTATGTAGTTAGCGATGCGTATTCGTTGAGCCTAGTTTATGCCTTAATATGTGCCATGATTAATGTTGTTGCATCAACTAATATTTATTTATAATCTTATTTTTTTAAGTACGTGTTTTAAAATAGATATTTTTATCCGGGCCACCTACATAAAACAGTGGTAACGAAGGTGTTGCTGTTTCATCTAACCCAAGTATAATTGGAGCAATTTTGAAATCATCTTTTAGTGCACCATACTTGTCGTGATTGAATGCATATATATCATCCCGGTCGACAGCGAAGTCAAACGACCAAATGTTATGTGTGCCTACATAGTTAACACCAAACGAATACTCCGCAATATCAGCAGAAACCATAGATAGATAATTAAATTCTAATAACTGTGCTCGCAAACTTAGTAACTGGTTTATTGTTTCCCAGTTACGTTGTTGATTGCGTTGCTTCTGTTGTTCTACTGATTGCGTTAGTACTTTAGTTTCGGTTATATCTATTAGTGTGTATGCTCGATACTGATATAATGCTTCCATAGCAATATTTATAGTCGTAAAAAAAGCAGTTAAAAAAACTGCTTTTTTAATTTACATTTTAATGTTTTATATTAGAATGTGTAGTCTGCAACTGTAGTAGTTGCAACTGCTGTGTTACAGATACCTTGTAAAGAACCTGTACCTGATGTTGCTGTGATTTGTGAACCTGAAATCGCAACACGGAATGCATCTGAAGCTGGTGTACCTAAGATTTCAATAGTACCAATTGTTTCGATAGCACGTACTAGTTTTTCAAAGTCACTATCAACTGCTGAATAACCTGTATGAACACCTGTTAAACCAACAGTGAACATTTGTAATGTACGACCTGTTGTTACTACTGGTAAAGCACCGCCATTTACTCTTGCTGGTGTAGCCATAATATTTCTCCTAAATTTAAAGTTTACGCTTTATGCGCATACTTTTATTTATCATCTATGTAAAATTCTATATGGTAATGTTTATATTTTAAGCGTGACGTAATGCGTTTGCACGTGTAAATTCAAGTCTATCAACTAACTTAATTGCACCACCATCGTGTCCAATAGCAACAAAGCCCTCTGGAGCAGTTACTTTGTATCCATCATTTGTCTTTTGAAATGTACCGATGCTGTCTACTTGTTGTAATTTGCGCATCAATGCATGTTTAAGTTCAATTATACGTTTATATGTAGCAAGTATAACAAGCAAATTGTTTGCATTATCTGCTACCCATTGTTCTTTTTCTTTAATCTTTACTAAACGAGCTTGTGCCGCACGTCCAGCAATACCACCCGATAAATTATCGATGTCTTTCATTAGTTCAGTATTGTAATAGTCAACAAACTTTTGTAAGAATTGCATCGGTTCGCCTACTTGCTCACCTTGTCTAACCATTTGATTAATAAATGGCTTAATACTACGTGCAAAGTCTTTATTGTTTAATATAATATCAAAACGAGCTTGCCCAATTTTTTCTATAGTTGCTTGAGTTGCAGCAATTTGTTTTTGTATACTTGCATTTTCGGTTGGAGTTAAACTTGCAACACCTGTAAAGTCTTTATACGTTGCGTCATCAAACCATACCGCTGACGTTTGATGCAAGCTACCTACGTTTACTCCGTAGTTTGCTGTCATTGCCTCTAGTGAAGTGCCTTCGTAACTAGTGTGAAATATAATACCAAGTTTGGCTTTAGCAATACGTTGTCCTAAATGACTATCAACTGGTACTGCATAGGTAATTGTGTTTGGTGTGAATACATAGCAATCTTCGTTGTTAACATTTACAGTGGTTACATCGCCTTCTGTAAACATTAAATCACCTTGTATAACACCGCCAATACCTAGTTTCGGAAGATGTTTTAATGCTGATAATAGTTTAGTAGCAAGCTCTGGCTGTCCGCTATACCATTTGTCAATGTCTTTTGATGTCTTGCAACGTTTTGGCTCACCTTTAGCAAATACTGATTTAGTACCAATAAAGAATTTACTATCACTTGGGTCGATGCCACAAATGATTGCTGGTGCGCCATCCCATTTAACTGTAAGCTGTGTAGTTGTGCCAGTGCCTTCTGCTAACATAGCACGTAAACTTTCTACGTAGTTTAATGCTGATAATGCACCAGCATAACCACTGTTAAAGATTAAATCTTCTAAGTGCTCAAGGTGAATTGATGGTGTTTTTATTCCAGTAGCTTCAGCAAGTAACCATTTTGGTGTTTGTTTCTTTATTTCAAATAATTTCATTCTGTATCCATTTATCTAACAGGAGTAGCCGGTGCATTTCTAGTTCTTGCTGCTAATGCCGCATATCTAGGATCCGATGGGCCAATACCACCTATTGTTGGTAGTGGCGCAACTGCTGGAGGTGCACGACGAGTATTACTAATATTAGGAGTAGTCACAGTTGCAGCAGGTGTAGCAGTTGGCGTGTTAGTTGATGTCACAGTTACGCCTTGTTTTTGTAATTCTTGAGCAACATGTTGAATAGCTTGTCTACGTCTATTTGTATCTGCATATTCGCCTTGCTTTGGAATTTTTATTCCAATGTCGGTCATCGATATCGATCCTTGGCGATCTGCTTGTTGTTTTAGCATAGCTATAAATCTTTCTTTTTTTGCGATTGCTTGGTTACGTAAGTTAGCAGGACTAAATCTTTCACTTGCGGCAGTCGCGGCGGCCATGTGTGCTTGAGATGCAGCAGATGCTGCATCTGCTGCCGCTACTGTATCCGTTGGTGCAACATAACCCGTCACTGTTATTCCAGCATCTTGTAATAGTGAAACTAGATAATGATATTCAGCATCGGACTCAATGGATTCACGAATAGCTTCTGCAATTCCTGCATCATGCATTCCCTGTTTTATATCTTCAGGATCTATAGTATTACCGTTTGCTCTAGCTTGCTGTTCAAGTTTATTTGCTGCGGCTTGTAGTTTATCGCTTAATCCACGATCACTTAACATCTTTGTATGCAGGTCACGTGCTTGTGTTGTATCTTGATAATCGCCACTATTAGAATCGGCGGAACTTGTTTTTACACGATTATTGTAAGCGTACTTTGCGCCTTTAATCTTATCAACCGCGCCAGGTGCTATTGCATCAGCTACACCTTTGCTAATGCCCTTAGCTACATTGCCAGCAACCCCAGCAACTGTACCTAATATACCTTCGGTTACAATTTCATTAATCTTCATCTTTTAATTTCCGTATACCACGACTAAATTTTGTCGGGTCTTGCCCTTTAATTGCATTAAGCAGACGTCGTTCTAGTTCGCCCGCGGTTTCAGCATCATAGCTTTCGCGGATGTGATTGATGAGGTTAATAGCACCATTAATGATGTTATTAGCTCTGCTTTCAATCAGATTTGCTTTATCCTTATGCTGTAAGAGTTCATCTAGCTCAGTAAGGATACTACGTGTGCGCTTTTGCAAGGTCTACTCCAGTTTATTATATTTATTACTAATTTAGAAATCGCGAATAGAAGCTAGCTACTTCAGGAAATGTTTTTTGCCAACTTTGGGTTCGTATACTATCAAATTTTATAATTTCGTTAATCATTTGTTGTATTGCAACTGGATTTTCCATCCAATTCGGGGGTATTAAATTAGCAAGAGGAGTATCACTTATACTATCAATATATGGCTGAGAAAGATTAGCTATTTTATAAATGCCATGCGCTACATGTTGAGTATGTGTTACCGTATCACCCAATCGATTCATAGAAAAATTATTGTTAACCCACTGATTTAACTCAGACTGATAATACAAATTGAATATACTTATAGTCTCTTCGATAAGAAACATAACATTAACTGGTAGATTTTCTCGTAAATTAAATATATTATCAGTTACCTCGCCCCATGTTGCAGGCCAACGTAGATAATTAAATCGATCGCCAACTCCATCTAGACTGATATGAAGTTTCATTAAATGAAATTTTTCAATTATATTAAAATATTTTTCTTTTATAGATTGTGTGCCATTCGTTTGAAAACTAATAGTTAGTTTTTCTTTAGCATGTGGCACCATATTAGCAATAGCATCAGCAACTTGCCAATAGCCATCGCCCATCAATGTTTCTCCACCACAAAAGACAATCATCTCCAAATTAGTTAGATCAAGAGTTTTTAATATTGCTATCATTTCATCTGCTTTGGATACCGGGGATGTAGTAGCAAATGGTAAGTTATTATCTTTAAGATGTTTTTGCCAAAATGTACTAGATTCCGGACCACATGTCCGACAAGCTAAATTACAACTCACATCAAATGTTAAATCTAATCTCTGAGGTCCTGGTAAATTTTTTCTAATACCAAACTTTTCTAACATACCAGTGCGAAAACTCGTTAATCCTGCGTTTTCGTTGCCCTGGCAAGTCCAACAATTCTGGTCCCAACTATTTGCATTATTTTTATTTCGTAACGGAATTAATCTACTATCATTCCATAGATTTGCATTAGGAGTAGTGAGATAATTGTCACTTCGTAAACAACAGGATTGGATTATTGCATTGTCTGAGGAATTATTTAATACAATATGTAATCCGCTATGTATCATCGGACAATGAATATTTGTTGTCATTCGCCACTATTCTTTAAACCAGCAAGCATGCTTTTAAGTTTGCTACTGTCAACGGTTGCATTGATTTTTGGATGGTCTGTGATCTCACCTGTTTCTTTATTCACTGTTGAGTTTGGTTTAATATTGTTTAGCACATTGTTAATATTACGGCTTGCACCATTGCCATCACCTGCCATATCTTCGCCCGGGTCAGTAATACGCATAGTTTCAATATTATACTCTAAGTCAACTTTATGCCCTACTCCAGTTGAACTACGTGACTTCATACATTGTAATTGATAGCGACCACGCTCTTTCATAGCACGACTTGTAAAGATACCAAACACGTTATCTGCTGTATTAATCTTACTAATACCACCAGCAATATGACTATGATCAAATTCAATTTCTTCAACTGCACTGCGATTTAACTGTGATGCTGTTACAAGTAATACGTTAAGCTCTTTTGCTAAGTTGCGCAATTCTTCTGCTACATATTTGTCTTTAATAAACTGATCATTTGGGTTAACTTTAATTGACACTGGCATTACTAAGTCTAAGTAATCCACCATAACAAAGTCAATCTTAATACCTGTTTGTATCTGCACTTCTTTCAAATAACTGCGTATGTCGTTTACATTGCTTTGTGCTGGAAAGCCCTTAACACGATATTGTCCAGATTTCTTACCCACCATCTTAACTTTAAGTTCTGTTGTATCAATATCTTTTCTAATGTCTTTTGTACTCATACCAGTAAGCATAGCATCAGTACGTAACGAACATAGTTCTTCACTAAGCTCCAATGTTACATATACACCACTTAAGCCAGCTTGCAACCAACTAAGTGCAATATTCATCATAACCAATGATTTACCCGATCCAGACCCACCTGCAAAGATGTTAAGCTCACCGCGACTAAAGCCGCCGTAAAGTATCTTATCCATTTGTGGCCAACCAGTACTTACTTGTCCACCACTGTTAAAGTATTTGTCGATACGAGCACGTGGGTCTTCGAAGTATTCTGTACCCATGTCTTTGGTTAAGGATATTTGTACAGCATCTTTGATAAGTTTTTCTACAGGGTCATATTCACCCTTTTCTAACATATCTGCCGCTGCAAGAATAGCACGTTCAAGTTCGTTACGTTTAGTAAAGCCCTCAAACTCTGTCATAAACCAGCTATAGTGATCTTCAGTTAAGTCGGGTACGTGTTTAAGTGTGACTGTAGTTACTGCCTGCACTTGTTCAATAGTAGGTAGTGTTCTATATTCGTCGCTGTGTTGTTTAATAAATTTAGCTGCTTCACGTAGGCTACGATCGAAGTTTTCGGGATTGTAGATGTTTTGCACCCGAACATAACTTTGCGGGTCTTGTAACATCATTTCAAGAAAAAGTCGCTGCAAATCCACTGTATATTCTTTGCTCATATGTTTAATTATACATTCTTTTTTATAGTAATTCTATTGTTGATTTATTCATTTTTGCTGCTGAATAGTAATAGTTTTCTTTTTTAACATTTTTAATGCAGTCATACGCGATTCAAATCGGCTAACATTTTTTCGTAAATAGTCTATTAGATTATGTAAATCATTATATGATGCAATATAACCACAATCTATTGCTAACTTTCTGATTTCATCTGTTCTACGTATACGCTCGGTTATAGTTAATTCAGGATTATCGTAACAAAACCAATTATTTTCATTGACATCTAATTCTATATTTAATTCCGTGGCATTATTATATAACGGTGTGCCCGGTAAGATACTTAATGTATCAGAGATACTAATATTACGTACAGTTGTGCCAGCAAGATGTTTATACTGCTTTATCATATTAAGTGTAGCATTAAAATCGTCGATTGTTTCTGTAGGATATCCTACAAACAATAGAAATTCACAAATAATATTATATTTTACCAATCGAGATATTAGATAATCTAAATCTTTATTTGTGAATTTTTTCTGCATTTCTATTCTTAACTTATCACTACCGGTTTCGATTCCTAAATAAAGTTGATATGCGCCTGCTTGTGACATAAGTGCCCAGTAAGCATCATTTTCGATATTTGCAGGTCGGACAATATATTGCCCGCTCCATGTTATTTTTTCGTTGGTTTGCTGATTGTATGTTGCTAGTTCTTTAAGAAATAATTTCCATTGTTTTAAACTTCCGTTTATTAAACTATCAGCAAAATTAAATTTAGTTATTTTATATAATTTGCTCATTGATATTAATTCATTGGCTAGCAGTTTGCCGTTTCGATATCTATATTCCCAATGTTGGTGTATATCACAAAAGGTACATCGACGAACACATCCTCGACTGCCTATTACTATTAATTCGGCCTCATCGTATTCTGTTAAATTATAATCTCGATAATCGGGCGATGGAAGATTATCAATATTATTAATCTGCGCAAATGTATCCGAATTAATACCAGAATAAGTTACATTGCCTTTTAATAATTCTACTAGACTAATCTCACCTTCGCTTTTAATAAAATAATCAATTACTCCAGCGGATTGTAAGCGACGTGGATATTCATTAATACCATTTATGCCACCTTGACTTAATCCTTGCCCACCTAATACAATTTTTATATTTGATTTAGATTTTAATGCTTTGCAGAATAGCTCGGTTGCACATCTCGATTGATAGGTAAACACACTAATACCAACCCATGTAGGATTAATTGTTAATATCTCATCTGTATATCTATCAATTATTTCTTCAACTTCTGCATGTGGGTCAGACTCGGTGAGGAAATATGATTCAATTTGTTTATAATCAGTATGATTTTCGTATTCGTTGTGAAATCGAATATTAAAATCAATAGTTTTACATGTAAATCCAGATTGTATTAAACTAGCTTTAAGCACAGCCGGGGCTGCATGTGGCTGTTTACTTAATGTGCCAGGAACATTAATAATAACAATATCTAATGGCATTAATTATACAACCTCTTGCGTAGTAGCTCAATTTTTAATTTGCTCGTTTCTTTAGCATCAATAATGCTTTTAAGCACAAACAGTTTGCCGTACTTAACTACTGCCGCACTAATGTCTTTGCAGTCAGTATCTTCTTGCCATACAGGAAAGCTAACACTCCACCCGTACTTAATTGCCGCATCAACAAGTTTAGCACCACTCTTGTCCGCATCAGCAACAACAATAACTTCACGACCAAGTGCATCAATGATGTCTGCTTGTTGTTCTGCTACTTCATTACCTAATACTGCTACGCCATCTACTGCCATAGCATCAAATGGGCCTTCACAAACAATAACAAACTTCCAATCACGTTGTTGATTGTTAGTGTTGAATACAACATTGGGTTCATAATGACTGTAATACTTTGGTTTAACCCCATCAGTAAACGCACGGCTCGTATAACCAATAGTTTTACCTTCCCAAATAATTGGAATGATTACACGTTGATGTAGACTGTGCTCTGTACTATCAGTCCAATAAAATTCATACTTGGTTGTATCAACTTTACGCTGTTTAACATAATCGACTGCTGAATTCAGCAATGGTGGCACATTATTAAAGTCATCTAATATATGATGTGATAGTAGCTGTTGAAAACTTAGGCAATCTGCAGGTAACTCTCTAATCTTAAATTCAATTTTTTCTTCTGGTTCAAGTTTAACCTGCTCTGGCGCTACTAAGTCTTTAATGCGGATTGCTTCTATTACTAGACGTTTAACATCACCATCGTTAGCACCAAGCCACCCAAGTAGTTTACGAAATTTAAATGTTAAATGTCTGCCAGGTTGATAGCTGGCTTTGAAGTTACAATTGAAGCAATGGTAGCTGACTGAACCATTGGCGTTTGCTGTTAGTCCAGCACGACCTCTTGTGTCTGCACCTTCGCCATTGTGAATACAACATGCGCCGTTGAAACTGGTCCAACCACTGGGCGTTGTTTTGCGCTTTGCGGGCAGAATTGTTTTAACAAAATCAGAGATTATATTCAGCATATACTATATTATATGCTAGTTGTTACTGCGAGTCAAGTATTTTGATTAATAAACGTTCGAGATAACTTGCATTTGTCCGGCCGCACCCCAATTGTCATCAGTGTATGCAGGTAGTGTTAAGTTACCCACTGCTGTCCCAGTGTAGCTTACTGTGTAATTGTAGTATTCTTGTGTTAGGTTCGCAACGTTTGCTTGGTCCAATGTAACCGTACCAACCGAAGTAGTTATACTAGTGATATTAGCAGTAGTCGACCATACTGTTACATTGCCGTCTGTCAGAGCAAAGGTAAAATCTCTACTAGTAATATTAGCAGGCTTTTGGTCATTGTTTCTGAATTGAATTGTGATAATATTATCGATATTCTTATAAACTTTCACTGGTCTGCTATACACGATTCTATTCCTTGTTTTAATTGTGGGATCATCATCTAGAACCTGAACCTCTATAATATTTTCATATAAATAACTTGTGATGAGTGGCACTGTGTTTTATCCCTTATCACATATTTATACGGAATCACATGGAAGACAGTCACAAGATTTTACTCGATCAATATCCCTTCCTATCGTTCATAACGTATGGCGGAAATGATTATATTGGCATTGTTCAAAATGCAGATGAATTCATCACCACTATATATGACTTCGCTGCATTACGTACTATAGAGCAGAAAACAGTATTTTTAGCCATGGCAGATCAGTGGTGGTGGGAAAGTAATAGGCTTATACCCATTAACGTATTTTTAAAGCAGGATTGGACAGAGTTTAGAGTTTGTTTAAAAACATTCAACAGCAAAGATGTTGTAATACAACACGGGCCGTATGTAAGTCTAAGAGAAATTGCGTCGAAACGAAGTAAACGTCGTAGTATTACATTAGTTAGACGTATCCAGTAAGTTCATATTAACAACAACCAAGTTGGCATACGCAAGGCTGTGACTTTTTTTAAAGTAATAAGTATCATCATCGGGTTTATCCCAAATAGTTTCAGCAACTTCTTTCCAAGTTTTACCAACCAAGTGTCGCTTTGCAGGACGTATAATAGCAAGAAACATTGCTAGTCGTGGAATAGTGTTTACTGCTTCGGGCATTTGTAGCAGTAAGTCATAATGTGCATTTACATGCATCAATTGCGCACAGAAGTCTGGGTCGTATAGTTTAGCCCAGTCTGGTTCACGCATAAGTTCGAGTAAATGTTCTTCATCATGTACTTGCTTATATAAGTTTACATTAAGAAAGTCCAGCTTAACATAACCTCTATCTTCAGCAACATCATAATCTAAACTTGCTTGCGCTGTGAATGGGTCTTGTGGGATGTCAGTTGCATACACACCAGTATTATGCTTAACCATCTTACCATCACGCAGAATACTTGCCTGTGTTACATTAAGCAAGTTGATAACTTGCTCTCTGTTAGCGAAATCAATATCTATATCACTTTTAAATTTCATAAGTCTAAATACTCAATAATTTCGTGTGTGTTTGTAAAATATTGTTCTTGCATAAATGGCATTTCTTTATTATACAACAATTCTAGTCGAGCATTCAACCAGGATTCTTGCAATAAATTAAAATTTATGTCAAGGTTGGTTTGATTCACAATTGCATCTAATACTTCATGGGCTGTTGTATTCCATTCAATCGGTTTAACTTTACTAATAAATTCCTGCCATAAATTTAAATACCATACCCGGTCAATTGTATACGGTAATGCGGTATATTCTATTATTTGTTCGAGTGCTAATATATATGTATTGAAATTATGCAACATTTTAAAATTTATATTAATCGAATTATCTATATATTGTTGTTTATTAATTTCATTTATTATATTATTACAGGTATAATCTTTATAATTAAATTTAAAATATTCTCGTAATATACCTCTACTAACAGAATTAGTCAATCTAATATCAGTATTATATGCTACATCAATTTGATCTATCATGTTTTCAAAAGTAGAGCCTTTGAGTTGATCCCATAAATTAATATTAAAATTCATTAAATCAAAATTATAATCACCAGCACGACTATAGCATAGAAGATTAATTAGCAAACAATCATCTGGTACGCCAATAATTGATATCACATAATCTGATGATTTTTTTGGAAGTATGATATTGTATTGTGAATAATGGTCTGCAATAGCCAACTTTTTTTGATATGCGTTGTGAGAAGTTCCGTATTCTGTAAATATATTTGGTCGTACAGTAGAATCAAGTGAATTTACAGAATACTCTAAGAAATGCCCGTGTAGGCCGCCCATAAAATCTATGTATATCATAGACCGGCATCTTTCAATATTTGTTTAGTCCATTCAGTATCAGCTAAGTAATCCTTAAACTTACGTTGCCAATACTCCGGGTCAATCATTGTGATTATTTGTGTAATTTGCTCTTCGCCCAGTGTATCCAAGAATGCAATACCCGAATCGCAGTTAAACACAATCCAAGGACTAATACGACCATTGGCGATATGATAACAAACACGGTTTGCGTTAGCCTGTCTAAAATAGTCTTTAAACCCGTTTGGAAATAATTTTGTATTTTCATCCACATAATTTTGCATCTCCGTTAGTGCTCGTTCGAGTGCATCTTGTACTGCTTCCTTGCGCATGTATTGATGCAAGTATTCTAAATATATTACTTCGTGTGTCCAGTTATCAATCTTCTTGTTCTGTTTAATTACATATTCAATAAATGCTTTTGGATTTACTGCCCGTATACCAATAATATGTCTACCAAACTTAACAAATGCTGTGTAGTATGGGCTTGCAACAAAGTCTGCATAGCTTTTTAGTTTTGCCGACCCTTGCGTTAGTTCAAAGAAACGTAAGTATGCTTGTAACCCGAACTGTACGCCAACTTCTTTTTCTTGTTGCCAACGACGTTTAGGCTCACACAGATGCGCCGCCAAGGTGCTTTCTTTACGAAATTCCTTTGAGCAATACTTACAAGTATATGTTGGTGTAGCTTCTATGTTAGTTTTACCTTCATTCCAAGCCGATACTATTTCATCAATCATTCGAGCTCTTTCTTAATGATCTTATCATCCATGCCCATTTTTTGTCCAAGCAATTTAAGACTTTTAGTATCATGAATTGCAACAAGTACATCAATCTCATCTTCTTTAAGATCAGGATATAGTTTAGCAAGAAACTTTTGTGCCTTGCTGTTACCTTCTTTCTTCTTAGTACCTTGCCAGTAATGACTTTGTCTACCCATGCCCGGACTTACCGTTGTGCAACACAACCATTGTAATTTTGTGTGCTTGTTTAAATCAAAGAAGTTTTTATTTACACGTTCATTTACTGCTAGTAAGTAATATGCTTGTAAATCAGATGAACCTGTGACACTTGCACCATAACGCAACATCAAGTATGTGCTAAACTTTTTTCTATCTTCGTCTGTGAAATTGTCATAGTAAGCACGATCTTTGCGATCATATGCTGCCATCTCGTCATTGATTTGTAAACTCGAACTCATTTATTACCTTTAAGTTTAGCCACAATGTAATTCACTGTGTGTTCTAAAAATTGAAACTTTGTACGTAAACTTTCGATCAGTTCTGCTTGTTGATGTACTTTACGATACAGTTCTTCAAATGCCGCTTGCGACTCTTTCATACGCTTTTCATGCGAAAGTAGGTTGGGACGCGGTGGTGCATTTGGGTCTACAACACGTTTCTTCTTTGCTTTAAATTGGGCTGGGTTATACGCCATTATTATATTCCTCGCTCAACTTATATATCGTCACAGCATGATCGAGTGCATTTTGTAGAGCAACATTTGTCTTAGCTGTTCTGCACATTTTGTCCCACAATGATTGACCCATTATCTCATCATAATTTTTAATTATGTTGCGTTTGTTGTCTAATACCCATAGATCAGTTATTGCCATCTTTATATTCCTTGCTTAACTTATATATCATTAGTATACACTATATTAGTGCGTTTCGCAACGGGGAAACCAGTGAATCTAAAAATTCTTTTGATCTTACCCATTTATAATTATATAATCGACGCTCATATGTTCGATTCCATATATCCTCAATATTACTATCAAACAAATTAGATAATATCATCATTATATTATTAATATTGTCGCGAATATCATTTTTTGTAGAATTTACATTAATATCTGGAATTATATCATCAAAAATTTCAAACTTTAAGTATTGCATGTGTGTAGTTAACCCATCACTACCTAATATCACCGGTAATTGACCTGTTAAATAAGGGATTATACTTTTTTCAGTTACCATTGGAAATGGGTATCCAGCTTCCGAAAATAAATTAATATAGCAATTTGTAAATGCTGCATTTCTTAGAGAACCCGGTGCGCACTTTATATCTGTGATATCTGCAATAATAGGCGACTGTTCTTTTAACGAAGTAAAAATTTGATATTCTTCTGCTGTCAACATTGGTGTTCTTGTTATATTATTAAGTTGTGTTTGTTGTGCTAAAGTAAGTGGAGAGTTAGCTAAGAAATTATATAGACATCTATTAGACCAAGGTTGTTGTACTAATTTTAATAACATTAATAGTCTATGATTATGCAGATGTCTAGTTAAATTTCCTACTAAAAATTTACGTAATGAGATAATATCAATTTGATAATTGATATTAGCATCATTTATTAATAATAAAATAGCATAATATGGAAAATATACAATATTTGGCAATGTAGTATTATAATAATTAAAATCTGATGTCGTAAATACCCATGGTAGATTTAATTGTAATTTAGTAATTTCATTGTATATTGCAAGAGTATCTATAGGTCGTTGCTCGTATGCTGTAGCATAATCAAATAAAATTATTTTAATGTGGCTGTTACACTTATTTTCAACTTCGGCCGTTAATTCCGAAATCAGTCTGACCCGTTGTTTATCGACAAGATTAATTATTAATATCCTAGATGTATCAATTCCCAGATTTGTTAATAATTGTAGTTGTTCATTGCCCATGTTACTTATATTCTCTAGATAACTTATATATTAGTATAACCTGGTCAAGAGCATTTTGTAATGCAACGTTGGTCTTTGCTTCAGTGTATATGTTATTCCACAATAATTCATTACGTATGTGATCAATAGCTTCGACTACCTCATTGTTTATAGATTCTTGTATTCGTTCTTGCTCGCCAAATTCTCTACTATACACAGTCTTGCCACCATCTGGACTCTCATATATCTTTGACATTATCCATTCCAATGTCGCAGTACGCCTGCAACAATAGTAAAATTTGTAAGCAGGTATGTTACTATAATTACAGTACGTATTAATGCGACTCTATCTGCTTCTTTATCTGTTGATCCGGCCTTTTCACCAAGTGCTTTGGCCCAAAGGCGCCATGCTTTCTTACGTATCATTTTAAAATATCTTTGAATAATCTACAATTTCACTTTGTCTTGAAATGTCCTTAACAAAGTATGCGCATAACGGGCGTTCGCTCGAATCAATTGGTACAGCAAGCATTTGTCCAGGTTTAAGTTTTGGAAAATACCATTTAACATCTTGATAGATATCAATAATCTCTATGTTAAAGAACTCGGGCTTAAAACTTGTAAGCGGATTGAATCCAAATACACTAAAACCCCTATCGTTAATACTTGTCAGTGGTATTACTTCTAAATCACCAATATCAGGTTCGCCAATTAATACTTGCCAATCTACCGGCATCTTTACTATGTTGCCGCCGATGTTTAATACCAATGCAGGACTATTAAATGATTCTAAAAAGATAAGCGGAATAAAGAAATAGTCCGGATTCTTTGGGTCACTGTTGTCTAATATAGCAAAGCGTAAATCCTCAACTTCATCTGGGATTTCGTTCATTTCGTACGCTGTGTTTTCTAAGGTTAGTATGTGAATGGTTTTTCTCCAATAATATTATTTTGTAAATCAATAGCAATTAACTCTGCTGTGTTAATCTGCTCCTGTAGGGTCGTATGAAAAACACACTGCGACTTAAATGCATTATCTACACCAGCTTTTTGCATATAATCCCAGTATCTCAACAACCCAATGCCGTTGTGTCTTGCAAATAATCGCCAATAACTTATAGCCCAACCATCCATTGCTTCTTTTAATTCTGCATCATGCAAATAAGTAATGTATTGTCTAATTGCTTCTCTTTGCTCGTTAGTGAGATTATATTTGTTAGTATTAGATAAGGTTGTCCAACATGAATCTTTAAGAAGTGATGCCATTACATCATCAACAATCGGGGCATTACTATCACCAACATATTCACTGTTGCATGTTGCACTTACTTTATCAGTGTATCTGAAATTTTTTAATCCATTTTCTCGTACAAAATTTCCAGTCGGAATTGCCATTCTGCCAGAATCGGTCTGACCGTATATTATAATATCTGGGTGTAATTTAACAGCTTGTTCAAATTGAAAACATATACCAGTATTACTCATGCCTCCGCGAGCGAGATTAATTACTTCATGGTTGTGTTTGTTAGCTAGTATCTCACTAAAGTGCGCACCAGGATATCTAATATCCGGTGTTAAAAAACTGTCGCCGCATACAATTATTTTCATTATTTCCACTCTGTTTTTTCTACTGCATAAGGATAGTTTGCTTCAGTATAAAATTTCTTTCTGACTGTAAGATGTCGTTTAGCAAATTTACATGTTGATGTTATATCCCAGATTTGGACGAAGTCTTTATCTTCCGCTTTGCGAATGCCACGCCCGATACTTTGGATGACCCTGACAAAACTCTTACCAGGCTCAATGAGCACAAGGTTAAAAACACGAGGAATATTGATACCAACAGCAGCAACCCCGTAAGTAGCAACGGCAACAAAGTTATTGCTCGTTGCAAACTCATCATAACTTTCTTTACGATCATTTGCTTTTGTTCCTCCTGACACAAACACTGCATCTTTAACTAACTCAACTAATGCTTTGCCTGGTGCGATTCGATCAACTAAGACAAGTGTGTTGCCAGTCAATCGAATACGCTCTATCATTTTACTTATGTAATTGATACGTGCGTCGGTCTCTAATAGATATTTTAGCTCGCTTTGATAATCCTTGTATTCAACGTGATCAATTAGCTGTACAACGTTCACGTGACAGTTAGCAAGTACACCCTGATCCTGTAATTCACTGGCGCTTAAACGCCCCAATACCTCACCTAATGAACACTTTAATGCCATAAATTCGTACATTTCTTTAGGTATTGTACCCGTTAATCCCCACCTAATAGGAATGTGTGCCATTACACTAGTAAGTAATGTTTTAAGTGCATCTGCTTTAGCCATGTGTACTTCGTCAACCATTACACAAACAACCCTTTCCAAAAATTCCATAATGGTAATATCGGCTTCGTGTGCTTTGGTATTTTTAAGTAGGATGTTTAGACTTTGCCATGTACAAATAGTATGAGTGTGTCCGAACTCTTTTCTATCACCAAAGTACACACCAACGTCTAGGCCTAAGTTGATATAGTCTGCTTCTGTTTGTGTTACTAATGATTTGTTTGGAACAATTACCACAGTTCGACCATATTGCTCACAGCTATAACTCAATGCCGCAGTAATTAATGTCTTACCTGCGCCTGTTGCAATTTCTTGCAGGCATTGTGGGTTTTCAAGGAACTTGTTAATAATCTCAATTTGATAATCTCTGAGTACAACAGGATGTCCTGCGATTGGATGTTTAGCCGGCCATACTTTATGTGCAAACGTTTGCTCTGTTACTTGGGTAAATGCAAACTGTGTTTGATAGTCACGTAAATCTTCTAGCTCAATATCATAACCACGTTCATCAATGTAGGGCAAGATGTCGGCCAGCAGATTAGTGTAGGTACTGCCACCTAATTGAAAGTATGCTACCTTGCCATCCCATCGACCAAGACGTACACTTGGTAGATAACGTGCGCCCGGGATTTCATATTTAAATTTGTTAGCTAGATATTTGCGCTCTGTAAGTTCAAGTCCTTCCAACTTACAATTCACTTCGTCTTTAATTATAATTTTACATGTTGCCATTAATCAGTTTCTCTTAATTTAGTAGTCGTGCAGTACGCAATCTTTTCTGCTCTGTTAAGCCAGTCCATGCGTTTACCACCATACATCATTTCAACCATTGAAATAAGTAAAGGTACAGGATAATCCCAAGTTGTTGGAATCTTGTTTGCATATACTACTTTAACATGATCTATATTGTAATCGCAAGTCTTTGTTTTACCACTATAGTTAAAACGAACAACTTCGTCATCTTTAAACATACTCAAGTCTATATGTGTTGATGTCATTGCTGGGTCGTATATGCATATTGGATAACGATTGGTTACTTCTGCATACTCAAATAACATCAATAGCGCATCTTCCATCATTGGCAAATGTATATCACGTTTAGAACCAAATATATCTAATAGTGCAGGACGTATTAGCATATCATCATATGTGTATCCAAGCACACCAGAATTGTCAATTAGTGCAACTACGTTATCAAACCCAAACCCACCTAACTTAGTGTTAATATATTCGATTAAACTATCAGAAGCGTTAGTAATTTCAAAACATGTTTCGTTGCGTATTAATTTAATTTCATATGGTATTGCTTCGCACTCCATAATCAAATTAAATAAATTTTGTACAAGTGGGTCAATTTCAAATTGATTTAACTCACCCCAAGTCACTGCCCAATTTACATTACATTCAGTAATTGCCAAATACCAAACCTTTTCTTCTTGGTCGTACTTCATACTACCTTGACTTATGTTCCTTGCTTCTTGTGTTGCTTTAATCATTGGTAGGTCGTAGGGAAAGCGTACACCAATACGTTCGTCATCTAACCAAATTTGTTTTGATCTATTTATAATGCGCACTGGCTTGCGATAACGTGGATTTTCAATAGGCGTTATATCAATGCTATGTTTAGCAAATTGCTTGCGATATTTAAGCACAAGACGTACAGCAAGGTCTGCTTGCTTGTCTGTTAGCGCACCGCCCCAATAAGTATGTGCGCTCATGCTCTCTACTATTGTATTGTCGTAACGTGCAAGACTTATAGTAGGAACAGCAAAGGGATTACTAATTGTAGATGTATTAGGGTCGTGACCCCCAAGTAATTCTAAATAGTCTTCAACGAATGTGTATGCAATTGTCATACTATTAGTATACGTGATTGTTTTAAGTAAATCAACCTAAAAAAAAGCCCAATGCGATTAAACACTGGGCTTAGAGGACGTTACACCAGGAGCGAGACTGTGCGGGGTAACGTAAAACTATTTACTATTTTAAATACCTACTCCATTACAAACCGTTGCTATCAGTATAGGTTTGTAACAGGCTAGATACTTTGTTAAGGTCGGAGGTCACGCTTTCGCGCTACTGGCCAACTTGGTTTACCTTATCTAACTACCTTGCAAGGATTCTTATTTTACGTTCACAATACCTTTAAAGTCGAACGGTACTACAATTGTATTCACCTTACCAGTCTTAACACCTTCTGCAATATCGCTTAATGACTTAGCGTTCATGTAGTCAATGTTACTTTTGTTATTTGATAAAAAGGTTAAACGTTCAGCTTCTTTACGTGCAGTATCAACTTCATACCCTTTAGTCTTTAATTCGTTTTGTGAAATAATCACAGCGTTAGCACTAGCCATAATTGCTTTGCTTAGTTGTAAGTTCTTTACAAACACTTGGTGAATATTAACTGCGTCTGCCAGGCTATCTTCCTTGAACATAGCTTCTGCTTGAGTACGAATCTTGTTACGAATTTCTTCACGTTTCTCGTTAGCTTCAAGTGCGTCATACTTACTAATAACATCTGTAGTTGCAGTTTTAACTACATTCTCTACATACAGGGCCAATGGATAACGTTCGCCATTTGGAGCTTCGGCATCGCGACCTTTGTACTTAACAACCAAGTCACCAATTGAAGATGGATTAATAGAGTATGTGTACGCCAAGTCCAAGTCCTCTAACTGACTACGGTCTTTAGTCTGTGGTGTTAGGTTATCAACTTTCCAAGTGATTTCATTGGCCACGTATGTATGCACTGAACCAATTATTGTTTGGTGGAACCCTACTCCAAGTTCGTTTGGTTCAATCTCACCATTGAACGATGTTCGAATACCCACGTGGCCAGTTTCAACTCGTGTGCAACCAATTGAACTAACGATAATAACTGCCGCTAATGCTAAGATAATTTTTTTCACTTTGTTTCCTTAATCAAAAAATACTACGATGGTTGTAATGATGCCTGTTGCTAAAAGAAATGCTAATGCACTTACTCCTAACTCTATGCCGATACGTTTCCAGTTAGTTTTAGTGCTCCAACGGTTGCTGGTTCGCAACACAACAAAACTGAGTAAAAATACTACAAACGGTATAACTAAAAATCTCATGCTATCCTCCAAACTTTAAAATTGCCATTGTAATTAGTTTTTCTGCTTCATCACGTGTACGATATTTCCACGTAGATCCCCATTTACTTCCGCGACATCTATCAGGGTCAAAGTGAGCACGTATTTCAGAAGAGGGTACCTTTAAACTGTACTTACTTGTTATTCTGATAGTGTAATGCACCCGTTTTGTTTTTGGATTGGTACTCCTACCCAATTTAAACCAAATACCTTCTAATACAGTTTTAGTACGATGTCGCATTATGCAGATTTCATACAAGTTGTTGAAGCAAGTGCCTGCCATTTAAGTGGAAAGCTCTTACGTAGCTCTGCTACTTTAATTGCCATGCGCAAACTCATTTCACGCATTTTGTTTTTGTTTACGTTCAAAAAGTCAATAATCTCATCTTGTGCGCATTGTTCAAAATCGTAGTCTGCAAACAATACACCAGTATCAGCAATTTGTTTAATACGTAAAATCTTATCACGCATTGTGTCAAGTGTCAAATCCAAATAGTGACAACGTGATTGCAATGCTTCTAAGTGATCTTTCATCTTTTGGCTACGTACTTGATCAAATTTCAAGTTTGTAATAAAGATTACGCTACCGTGAAATGTAAAACTATTCGGAATGCCTTCATTTTTTAATGCACGGCTTTCGGCTAACCAGCTAATCTTACGATTTTTACCACTGTCCAATGCACCTTTAAGTAAGTTCAAGCACACGTCATCAAACAAGATGCTATCACAGTCATCAAATACAATTACGCAGTTGCTATCACTAAACTCATACAATGTTTTGTACAAGCCAATAGCTGTTGCACTACCTTTAACAATAGTACTTTTTACGCGACGTCCGCTAATTTGATCAAATAGTGCAGAACGTTCAAGTTCTTTTTCTACTGTAAAAGATTTACCAACACCCGGAGGGCCACTTACAATCATTGCACGGATATCACCGTTCAATGTTGCTTTAGTCATTTCATCTAAGATTTCAAAACGTTCTGCAATTTCAGAAATACGTTGTTCATCTGTTACAGTTGAAACAACTGCACGTTCTGCTTTGTTTACAACACCTGTGTATTCATCAGCGTGTACAAACTCAAAGTCTGTAACGTTATCTACTAACACACGTACCTTATCTTTACCAAACTGTCCTGTACCATCAACAGTAATAAAACCACCTTTAGCACCAACAGTATAATGTTTTACTAACGGAAATACTTCATTTTCCACTTTAGCGTTTCTGTAAGTACCACTTTTAATTTTAACAAAACCAGTCATTTAATGCTCCTTAAATTGTCTTTTGTTGTTTTCTTATTGTGTAGCTATTATACAGGCAATTTTTGTTTTTGTCAACCGGTATTTTCAACTAGCTGAAGTATAACCTTTGAACTTAGTATAGGATTCACCTAGCTTATATTGTCGATCATTGAACAGAACGGTGTCGTAACTCTCGCGAATCACTTCATCACCTTTTTTGAAATAATCAATAGCCCAAGCGGGCACTCGAGTTACAACGTCGATACGTCGTTGGATTAGCCTGTACGGTGCGTTTTTCATTATGCCAATTCCTTTAATGCTACATCAAATGGTGTAGCGTAACTGTAAGGTAAACCAAGTGTAAAACACACGTACTCACCGCCGTACATTTTATCTGATTCAGTAAGTCCTAAGCCTTCAACAATCCACTTAATTGATTGTTCACGTGAGTTGCTAATTGACTCTAACGAAGCAATGTGCTTTTCAAAACTAGCAATTGCTAATTGTTCACGGGTTTGTTCTTCAACGATAGCAACATCAAGTTCTTTTAGCAAACCATCCCAAACGAACTGTTTACCATCATCATCAAGGTTAACCCATTCTGTCCAAAAGTGTTCGCCCGGGCGTGAACCACGTGCATCTTTGTGCAAATCGCTAACTATGTTTTCATCAAATGTGTAAGCCATCTTGTTCTCCGTTGCTTTAGTATATAAGTGCTATTATACGCTCTTTTACCAAAAAGTCAACCGAAATTTAGTCACAATAAAAGGCTCCGAAGAGCCTTTTCGTTAGTAATAAGTTACTTACGAGTGTTGCCTTGATTCACAAACGCATACATCTTTTCAGCAGTTTCTAAAACTTTATCAAGCCCCGGAAATTCTGGCATTGCTACTGTAGTAACAACTTGACCAGTCTTCTCATCGCGAGTAGCCGACATTTCCCAACCTTGGAACTTGTAGCTATAGTCTTGCCCTACTAGGTCTTTGGCCATTTCTAAGATGTTGGTACGAATTTCGTAACCGTTTTTGTTAAATTTTACTTCTGGTGTTTCTAATGACATAATATTACTCCTGTGTGTGTTTATTAGTAACTACTTCTATTTCGTTACTAACACAAGTATATATGCCTTTTACACCAAAGTCAACTAAAAATTAAGTTCGCGGAAGTCCGACTCTGGGATTGTGTAACCGTTAGCACGAATGATCGTAACTAACTCTTTTGCCGCCGCGTTGTAAAAACGTGCGTATTGTTTAACTTGTGCACCGCTACGTTCACCGTCACAAGTTAAGTTTTCTGGGGATAAGTTGTTGTCTAAACTATTAAACAGATTTTGACAATCAGATTCTGATAAGTTGTTGACATCATAAGTTGGGTTGTTAAAAATAGAAGCCCAAGCATTTTTCTGTTCGATATACTGTGCTAAGTTTTTCATTTGTTGCTCCTTGTTGTTAGTGTATGTATAGCATTATACAGCCACTTTACCAAAAAGTCAACCGTTATTTAATCACAATCAGAGAAAGCTTCGATTAAGCGTTTAACACATTCAGTATCACCGGGTTGGCAAACTGGAGGAGTTGGTTCTTGTGGAGGAGTTGGTAAGTTTGTATCTGTAGTATTTGACATTGTATGCCCTTTAGTTAATTTGCATGGCAATTTTGTCACCATGCAAATATTTAGTTGATTATGTAATTAATGATGCAAGTATATTAGGGTCGATACTTTTAAGTATATTGTCATCGCCGGTTACATACTTTGCAGTGTGATGATACACATGCTCATTTGGTTCAGGTAGTTGTTCAGTAAGCGTAATCATAAGACGATATGCGTCCCACGCTTCTTTAACGCCATCATTTGTGATGTCTGCTTCTGTTGGATATAAGTCCATCCAAATGTAATCACGCGGTACTGAACTAGCACTAATACCGTTAGCACGTGGCTCAAGTACTTTGCCGGACTTCCATAGTTCAAGTCCAATACGTTCACACTCTGCTGGGTCTAATCCCATTAAGTAATCACGTCGATATGTGTATTCTTTAATCACATTCTTAACATGTTCTTCTGTGATCATATGTGTACGTGCAATGATGCACATAACATCTTCAAGTTTAACTGTACCGTTAACTAAATCCTGCAAGCATCTTCCAAAACTGAAACCTATTTTAATTTTAACTCTCCTTCACTAAAAACATAGTATAACTGAAATTAGTGAAGGAGTCAAGCGTTATCTTACAGCGACTTTGTCGCCACTATAAAACGTGTGTCCGCCAATACGGTCTACTCTAGCAAGACCCCACTTCGGACGCACTTTAGCATTATGAAAGTACAATGCCTTGGTACCAAGTGATTCTAATCTAAGTCCATCAAGTAATACGCTACGTGCTATAGATTGACTTTCTTCCCATGCCGCAGAATATATTTGTCGACCTCTTGCTAAAGGGTCACACACCCACGAAAATTGACATATAGTCTTATCTGCTACTTGAGTTTTTTGATTTACAACCCCGCATATAGTTGATGGAAAATTACCACTGTTAGCTCTATTGATTGTTACTTGAGCTACTGCTACTTTGCCATCAAAACTTTCACTTCCGGCTTCATGGTAAATGTTTTGTGCTAAACAATTTAATTGTTTTTGCGTTGATGCGGATACTTCTTCATCTGCTTGCGCAGGTGTTGTTACTGTTATTGCTATTACAACGATGGACAGATTTGCCCAGGTTAGTAAATTTCTGTGAAACAATCGTGAGATTGATCGCATAGCGTTTCCTCCTGTTTAGTTTTGTCTTTAGGTTGTCGGCCCTAAGAATTGATGTCAGCAGTTGCCTTTTCGATGCTGACATAATATTGGCATGATTTTGTGTTCATATTTCTAATCATTACCAAGTCATAATCATCAAATGGTGCACGGTTAACTTGTGTGCTTGATGTGTGTCTATGACATTTTTCTCGCTTTGCGCAATATCTTCCTGCGCAATAGTAAGTTCTTGCTTCTGTATTACTTATATCTGCTACTGTTGTTACCTTAGATTTCGTCATCTGAATCCTCCGAAGGTATAGTATATAGCTAGAGTTTAACCTCTTTTACTATATAGTTTACTTTCTATAGTTCTTGATAACTACTCTAACCCTAAAATCTCTGGGTGACGTTGTAGTAAGCTATTTCTATAGTGGTTCCAAATGTCGTATAATTCATCACTATTATACTCGTTTATGAGAACTTTTAGGCTCGATAATGCGCGAATATCGCCTAAATAAGTCTTATATTTTGCTGGCAGTGTTTCTGGCGTGTACTGGTATGCAAGTGCAGAAATACGCTCAAGATCGATAAATGTAGGAATTAAACGTTCAATTAAAAATGTGAAGTTTGGTAATGATTTGTCATGCGCATAGTTACTGAGTCCTGCACCAAATACCTGTTGTTTGAATACAGGATCTTTGTCTGCTTCGGTAAATAGTTTACGTGAAAACGTCATAAACCTATCCCAAAAATCTCTGCTACCAACAATGTAATTTGCAAACATAGTGCAGTTACGGTCAAGTACCATACTTTTTACATCAACATCTTCGTAACCAATCTTAGTTAAAAAGCTATTGCCAATTGCAGAAATATTAGGATGGTAGATATCACCTTGTTCCCAACTGTTAGCAAACAATGCTTCATTAACTATACACGGGTTAACAAAGTAAAGGTCTGCACCCGGATTGCTTGTAATAAAATCAAGAAACTGTGTCCCTGATAAATTAGTTTTCTCTTTAAACTTCCAACTTACAAAGCCCCAGTAATCTAATCCTTGTGCTTTAATGTTTTCATATTCTCTATCCCATACGTCCCATTCACGTAACTCTGGACGAGGGTTAGCAGTATTATCCAGCGGAGTAAATGTTGGGTCTAATACTGCAACTTGTTCTGGTTTAAAATATAATTGAAAGATTTTTATATTAGCTGACATATTTCTTTATTTCCTGTGTTAAGTCTCGACCTTTTGGAATTAGGTCATTGGTTAGTGTATGTAACAATGTTTCTTCATTTGTAATATGGTGATGTCCCCAATTCTTTTGTCTATCGCTCAATGGGATTTGTGTTTGTATTTGTAATTTACGAGCTACAGTTTGCGCATTAAATGGAGCCCATCCATAATAAAATATTATAAGTTGGTCGGTGTTAGTTGTCCAATAGTGTCTGCCAGGAACAGGATAAGCCACAGGCATATTGTGTATGCTACGCGACGCACGGGTGTTATGTTCAGTATAACTGTATCCAAACGTTTTCTGTTCCCACAATGGCAAATCATATGTAACTGGTTGTTCTCTATTATTGTCAATAAAATACAAAGCCGGAATTAACAATTGTTGATTGGGTTCATCGTTAAGTAATGAATAATCTCCTATTAAAAATTCAGTAATGTTTATAGTTAGACGCCACCCGTCAATCTCTTTTTCTATATCCATTACTTCATAGTCAACATTGTCTGCTTGGAAATCTGGATTGCGCGATGTAACAATATCCCAAGTTGGGCATATTTCTTTAATAATTTCTCTGCTTCTATCCGTGCTATGATAGTCTATTAGAATGCCATGGTCAAATATTTGTTTGTGATGAGTAAGCCACCAAGGCAACAAATATTCTTCATTATAGAAGTGACAAAGAACAGTTTTCTTCATTGTGGGTTCTTTAAGATAAGCCAGTTTTCGTGTGGAAAGCCGCCAATATGTTTACCATCAATTGTTAACGATTCTGCAAATCTATTCTTATTTTCATTCGAAGCAGATCCATTTCTAATACCAAATATCATAGTAGTCGTTGGTTTTGACGCTGATAATAAACGATCCATATATCTATCTATACTAACATGCATACCAAAACTGCATAGACTAAAAATTAAATCAGCTTTTGGTAATTGTGACCAATTATCTTTTTCAGTATCGAATGTAGCAACATTTTTAATACCATTTAGTTTACAAAAATCAGCAGTCAATTCAAGGTCATTGTAGAATTCATCTTCGTCTGGCATATATGCGCCAGTGTTTGCGGTGTATCCTGTTCTATCAGCTAATGTATATCCGACTGTATCATCTTTAAGTAAGTGATTTAAAAATATACTGCCGCGACCTAGCCCACAACCAACTTCCAATACTGTTTTTGGGTTGCCTATATAGGGCTCAATTTGTTCAAATTCATGAAGACTAAGATCACTATAAATGTCTATATTTAACTCTGCCTCCCATATTTGTTCTTTCATATAAACAAGGTGTTGCTCATTAAATTTATATTCGTACTGTTCCATTCTATTCTCCGTTAATTAATACTTATTGTTGGAAAATATTTAATGAATACGTCGCCTTCTTTATCACGTTTACTCTTAATATTTTTTTGTATTTCGGTAAAGAAATTCCATGCCAACGGAATGAATGCTACTTTCAAATCTTCGCATTCATCTAACATGTCGATTGCTACTACAGGAATATGACTGCCCGGAGCAAATAACCCTTGTTTAAGTGGATTGTCATCTATAATAAAATCCAAATACAATTCACCAAAGTTAATTAATGTATTGCCTTTTGCTGCGGCACCGTAGCCTGCAATAACATACCCCTCGGCTCTGTATTCCTTAATTGTGTCGTTAAGGTCAATCACTACCTGGCGGCATTTATTAGCGTAAGCAAGGTATGTATTCATATCTTGTAAGCCCGCTAAACGTTCTTCTGTTAATACCTGCTCTACGTTACGTGCAGGGCCAGGAGTTTTAGTAAACACAAACATATAACTATTACCGTGGATCGGTGTTTTAGTAATATCAACCAAGTTTAATCCAGCACGGTCAGCTAGTGCTTTCATACTACTTGCATTAAAGAAACTTAAATGCTCGTGATAGATAGTATCAAACTCGTTGTTCTTAATCATGTCTGCTTGACTTGTTTGAATAAACAATAGACTATCATCATGCATAATTTCTTTACATTGTTGTAAAAACGCTAACGGGTAACTATTGTGTGCAAATACATTCTGTGCAGTAATAATGTCTAGATGTTTAGATTTATAATGCTCTACATGTTCTTGTGTAAAGTAATCTAAAATAACTTCATGGTTAGCGGAACTCAATGGATGTAAGTTAGTAGCAGGGTCAATACCATATGTTGTTAATCCCAATGCCTTAAATGAATTAAGTTGCGAACCATCATTACAAGCAATGTCTAATACAGTTTTTGGAGCAACTGTAAAATAATTTAAACTATAATTAGCAAACCAAACAAAGTAGTCGCGCAATGTCTTGCTAGTGCCACTAACATACAAATAGTTTTTAAATAATAGGTCGGGATTAACTGCGTGGCTTAATTGTAAGTGTGTACAATCGGTACAAATATTTAATTGTAACGGACATATATATTCTGGACTAGTAGGGTCCTCAATGAAACTATTAGCCAATGGTTGTGTACCTAAATCTAATACTGATTTTAAATGTTCACTACCACAACATAAACATTCTTTAAGCGTTTTTGCGTTCTCTAATTCCATTATCTTGTTCCCATTGATATGTTATATAATCATCACGGCGCTGTGTACGTGATTCTGTATATTTTTCTATTAAACTATCTATTATACTAGCAGGTGTTTCTGTAAATGTAAAGCTAAATGTTTGTTGAAATAATGTTGTATCTAATCCAAAGTCGTAAGCATTAGCTGTATTACCTTTGTCTATCATTGGTACTGCTAATTTCTCTGCGACTGTAGTAGCAATATATTCAACTGTAGCATTAAAGCTAGCCATATTGTAAATACCTGCTACTGGACGCTCTATACATCGAACAATTCCGCGACACAAATCTTCAATGCCCAATAATGCTCGATTAATTTTTTTATTAGCGACAGTAACGGTGCGTTGTGTTATTGCAGTATCATACATAGCGTTAATCATTACATCAGTTCGTAAGTTAGGGCTCCAACCATTTACTGTACCAAATCTTAATCCTATTACCTTATGCCCCGATGCAATAGCAATCATTGCTTGCAAATCTAATGTATATTTTGTTAAGTCGTAATTATTAATCGGTGCAAAGTTATTAATCTGTTCAGTGTGATACTCGCCCGGTAAACTATTACCATATACACTAGCTGAACTAGCATAAATTACAAGTTGGTCCTTGGATAATTTAGATATTAAATTAACAAAATTAGTTACATTGTTTAACCATGGACTTTGTATATCACCGTTGCAACTAAGAACACTTGGGTGACCAGCTAATAATACAACTACATCATATTTGCTAAGTTCCTTGGCGGTTAATCTATTATAATCCATTCTACGTGATGTTGTATCGTAGTTAAACCAACAACAATCAACACTGTCTACATTATAAGTCTGTGTTAATACTTGACGTAACCTGGTTCCGATATAACCCGAGCCACCAATGACTAATATGTTTTTCATCAATCGATAACTAACATACCATTTGGTGCAATATTGCCCATTAACCCCACTGAATCAATTTCAACTAATGTATCTGGTGGTATAAACTTAGCCATGCTATGTTCAACATCAATATATTTGCCAGCATTAAATGTAGAAAACATATTCTGAACAATTGCATGAAATAAATGAATAGTATCTATAAATAAACTTGGTGTAAATGACCACAGACGAGTTTGCAACATTGTAGTTACACCAGTATCTGCTGAATTTATCCAACTTGGTTGAGCTTTTCTAAACACATATTTGTTTGCAGTTTTTTCATTATCAAATTTAGCAATATCAAACTTATCAGTTAATTGATAACGTCCACTTAGTTTAAATATGCGTGATGAATCTACAATTGCATTCATCATTTCAGTATCAGATGAAATATATGACAATGCTTTGTACATACCAATACATTCCATTGAGTTTTTACCAATGTCGTAATTAGTAACTTGTTCGTGGAAATGTTGTATATCTTTATCGTCGCTGTTATCGATATAATAATCAACTAATTCAATTAGTTCATTTAGCTCTGCACTGTCATCTTGTTGCACTGCAACTGTACTGTTATCGATTAATATAATTGTACAACCTGGTATATATTTTTGTGCGCTTTTAACGGTGTCTAGCGTTTGTTGTATACGCTGTTTAGCATCATATATGCCATAGTTTGTATATACTGCTGATGTCACGAGGACTGTGTGCTTACTCATAATGGTTTGCTCCATAGACGTTCTGGGATAATTTTGTTATTTTTATCTAATACAATTACGCTGTCATAAAAGTGCATACCAACAACTTCTTTATAGAAGTCGGCTAATAGTAAATTATCAGGATGTCTATCATTGCCTTGATAATATTCAACATTCATTGTATCTGATATCTGTTTAGCATATTCAATAAATGTACGTGGATGTTTAAGACTACCGCCATAGTTTGGCCAATAATTAGTATGTGTATCTTCACACATATAAGTACCACCAAGTTTCATGTGTGGCCACACTCGTTGCAATGTATAAATTTGATGGTCCACACGATGACTGCCATCATCTAAAAATACATCAATTTCAGGATGTGCAGTTAAAATCTTATCCCATAACGCCGGGTCACCTTGGTCGCCTAAATACTGTATACAACCATCCGTTGTATATTTGGTAACATTCTCGTCAATGTCAACTCCGATAATTGTAGCACCGGTGCCAAAATATTTCTTCCACATTTCTGCAGAGCCGCCGCGGTAAATGCCGACTTCGATGACTACTGGACTTTTATTAACATACTTGGCAAAATGTGTTTCGTACAAGTCAAAGTAATGACTCCACTTGTCGGAGGTTAACTCTAGATTGTTGAATATGTCTCTTAGCATCGTAACCATCTCTCATTTGCAAGTGTCCATTCGACTACTTCGCCAATACGATGGCTTAATGAATATTTTGGTTCCCACCCTAAACTGCGCATATAATCACCGCTTAGGGCATAACGTAAGTCATGCCCCGGTCGTGAACTATGAAAATCTACCATGTCATATTTTAACTCTTTGCCTTGCGCTTTGGCAATCAATTTAGCAAGTGATAAGTTATCAATTTCTTCTTTACCTACTAGATTGAACTTCGGACATTTAGCATCACCATAATCTGGTTCAGCAACTTTAGCAGGATCTAAATTCAATAAGAATAACATAGCATCTGCTACATCAGCGGCATGAATATAATGTCTGCTACCAGCAATAGTTTTAGTTGTATCACTGTGTACTGTAATTACATCACCATCATTTACTTTACGAATGCACATTGGAATATATTTTTCTGGATGCTGTCTTTCACCAAATACATTCATTGTATGTGTAATATAGATTGGCATCTTATATGTGTTTTCGAATGCAACTGCTAGTTCTTCGCCGCCTGCTTTAGTAGCAGAATATGGATTAGTTGAATTGTAGCGGTCACGTTCTGCATAGTTAACCCCAACCGGTGCTGTACCAAATATCTCATCTGTTGAGAAATAAATAAAGCGTTCTAAGTTAGGCAGTGTACGTGCATAATTTAATATATTACATGTACCTACTACATTATCAAGTACAAATTCCATAGGAAATTCAATAGCACGGTCAACATGTGAACCTGCGGCTAAATGTAATACATAATTAATATCACCAAGTTCTCGAGAAATCATTGGATTTAATTCGGCACGTAAATCATGGAATACAACTTTTACTCGTTTACGTGTTTCTACGTCAAAGTCTTGCATTACATCAGCTAATCGGTTTAAATTGCCCGAAAAGTCTAAGCGGTCTAAGCTAACGATGTTCCAATCTGTATTTTTAAGTAAGTTTTCGATAACGTGATGTGCGATGAATCCTGCACCGCCGGTTACCAGCACGGTTTTTGACATTGAATGTTTCCTTGTTAATTGATATAGTATTTATTTTGGCATAAAGTGCAGGTAAAATTATGCCGGTTGCGATACCTTGCCTTCTACGTATTCACGAATGAACTTAACTGCTTTGCGACTTGTATCAAATACAAATTCGGTTGCATCATCTTCTGTATTTAAAATTACAATAAAACCATTTGCTACTTTTCTAATTTCAATTGATTCAAACATAGTGTTACTCCGGTTATAATATATTAGTTTAACACTATTTTGATACAATAGTCAAGAGAATAGGCAATATTTCTGCCTATTTTGAGTATATTACTTAGAAGATGGTTGACGTGCTTGCCCACCGTTAGCGGGTGTCGACCGTAATTCAGAGAACTTTTTGTTCTTAGATTCCATATATGATTGCTGAGCACTTACCATTGCATTCAGATAAATCCTGCGTTCTGTTTTGTCTAAAATTGTAGACAATGTTAATTTAACCATCTTACCTAATTTAAAACCTGCATTTGTTTTAGCCATGTGTATTGCTCCTTATCGTGATTCAACTCTGAGATTTAGTACAAAATTTTCTACTAATAGTTTAGTAATTGTTGCTACTATGATTGCTTCACCATCGTTTGTATTAGCATGTTGCTTATACAAATCATATGCCTGACTTCCTACCAAATGATATATACGATCCTTGTCAAGAGGTAAGTCATCCCATTCAATAGCATCAGTTGTTTCTACTTCTTTTGCTAGTTCTATAATTTCTTCAAGTGTGTAGTTCATATAATTAGTATATAGCCTTTAGAAAACAAAGTCAACAAAAAAGCCCACCTAAGTGAGCTTTTTTTAGTTTAACCTAATTAAAATACTTTAGTTATGCTAACTACAAGTTGGTCTTTTGTTAAATTCTGACCATTAACTGTGTTGGCTGCCTGCCCTAATGCCGATACTCCTGTATTCCAGTAGTAACGAGCACCAGCATTCCATCCATGTGATAGATCGTATGTTGCACCAACGTTCCAATCTGTGTAATCTGATTTGTCGTGAGCTACAACTTCAGTCCGACCGATATGGCCAACTACTGCAACTTTTGAGTATGCTGGTAATGCATAGTTTACATCAACTTGATAGTACTGTGAACCATCACTGTTACTAGCACCAAAATATTCATTCAATGCATAATTGTAACGTGCTGTTACCGGTCCGTACGAAACAGCCGCATATAATTCGTATGTATCAAACGAATAACCAGTGCGTGGATAGAAATAGTTGTATGAACCTACATCAACTACGACACCTTTATAAATGTCTTTTTTCCAACCACCGTAGATATCGTTTTCAATACCGCTACCGTTTGTGTACACCTGGCTTGAAACAGAACTATTCCAGTTGCCAATGTAGAAGCCGCTTTCTGTAGTTACGTCAACTCCACCTTGCAATGCTACGCTGTTTTGAGTTTGACTAATACCACGAAAACGATAATCTGTTGTGCCTGTTACATTTGCACTTAGATCTGTTTTACCAACATACGGTAATGTTACTTCTGCTTGAGCCGCTAAACTAGCTACCAATAATGCTACTGCTAATAAAAATTTACTCATTGAATCTCCTTAAATTGTACAACTATAAAAATTATAGTATCTTTATAGTGTAATATACTTAGTGGAGTTTGTCAACCGAGTGTTGTTTTTTGATACATAAATGTTGTTTTTACGCAACATCTATGTATTTCAATGCAAAGCTAGTTGCTTGTGCTTCGTATCCAATATAACCGCGTGGATTACATACAACACGGGTTTCGCCAATGACATAATCATACGGGTCATGGGTATGACCGTGGATCCAGCCGGCAATCTGAGGGCGGTAGGCTATGAAGTCACCGAGTTCTGTATAGAATCCACCGTTCATAATCCTGTCACCACGGAAGCGAGGTGCACAGCTTTGCATGCTTGGTGCGTGATGCCCAACAACTACGTATTTCTTAGTTGTATCGTTAGCAACAACATGATTAATATAATCTACAGCTTGCTTATGATCATCCATTGCATCAGTCGGAGTAAACCTGCTAGCTTCTTCTTTGAACTTGTATCCAATAACAGTACGTATAGCATTAAATTCAACACCATCATCATACAATGGTACTTTACGTTGCATCATGTTATGACTGTTATCAATACACCTAAAGTCATTCAATCCATTTTTAATGCCTGTTAGTGTAAGTGGGTCACCACCATTCATGTCAGTCCAAATAGTAGCACCAATGAATATAACATCACCAACTTCTAATGTTTCTTTTTCAAGTACATGAACATTTTCAAACTCTGCTAACGCACGTTGAAGAATACCCTGTGTATATTTAAAGTCACCATCGTAGTGTTCGTGATTGCCCATTACGTAAATTACTTTTGGAAATGCTTTGCTTACTTGCGCAAAGAATTCCATGTAACAATCGGCACGTTTACGATTGCTGTACATGTTCTTACCAGCTAGTTCAATGTCACGAGCAACACAAATATCACCAGCTAAGATTAGCACGTCAGCATTTTGGTCATTGGTCAACTCAATGCTACCAAACTCCAAATGTAAATCTGATGCAATACATAGTCTAAGCATATCGCTCTCCTAATTAATGTATTATTATACTATGAAACGACTGTTTTGTCAATCGTTAATTTGAATTGTTTCTTTGATGACTTCGTATCCGTTGAGCTTGCTATCGGATACTATCTTGTCTGCTTTCGCTTCATTGGTGTAATAAAATTTATTTCTTAATACACCATCTTCTCTAACTGTTACTACGTACATTATCATAATACTGTCCTCAATGTATTATTTAACATTAGAGGACAGATTATTTTATGCCGCTTTTTGTGATTTAAGCACGTGATGTAACCGGTCAGCGCAGTAACTTGCGGCCCAAGCGTTTGGTTTAACCATCGGAATAACATTGCAAGTACCGCGAATGTAACCAATTGCCTGGGTTACAACACAGCTTGAACCGTGTATTTCGTTTGGGTTAATATCAAGATGGACAGCAACATCGCGCCCTTCTAATACTTCGTGTAGTTTTAAGTACAGTTCAGAAATTTTATATACTTCCGTCATTAGACGCATACTTGGGCGGTTGCGTTTTTGGTCGTAATCTACTTCAGTTGAACTTTCACCGAAGATTTTACAACCGTGTTTGCCATCAATGTGTACTACAATCGCCATTGTGTATTCAGCATGCCATACACCATTCTTACGGAAACGTGTACTATCGCCGCCAATGTAGATTTTTGTTTCTTCACTTTGTGCATTGATAAAATCACGTACTTCATCGAAATTCAGTTTTTTCATATACTGCCCTTTATTGTATTTAATGTTTGGTGCAACCTCTTGGACTTGAACCAAGCACACCCTGCGCTTCAAGCAGGTGCTCTACCGGATGAGCTAAGGTTGCGTATTCTGTTACATATTGCTTTTAGTTAAGTGATGTCTATAATCATCACGCCAGTTGTGTTGCTCATCTGGGTTATGTGTTAGCCCGAGCAACTTCATTAGTTTGTGTTTAACACGTAGGTTAGGACTGCGAAACTTTTCAGTATCCCTAAAGCCCATCATAACACCAATCTCTACTACTGCACCACTACGACATAGACCAGCATGACAATGTACAACAATGTTCATATGGTCGGCTAGCGCACGTTGTAGTAACTGCAAAATTGCTTCTGCTTGCGCATCGCTAATCAATGGCTCTTCACCGTACTCTGCAACATCAGTATCTTCTGCATCTAAAAACTTAAACTGATGCACTTCTTTAAATGCAAACTTTGGGGTCGGAAAGATGGTAATTGGGTTAACGATTTGAATAAGCATAGAGTTAGTGCCAGCATCGAAGTGCTCACCTACTTGTATGTCTTTCATACTAACGTTTTCAATCCACGGTTTCATCGTAGCTTCCTCCTTTACATTATTGGGATAACTGGGGCAATTTTTTTAAGTTGTTCCATATTATCGGTATCGGTGTGGTTGTATTTGTTGGGGTTTTCTGCAATACGAGCAAAGATTAGTTCTTCTAAGTATCCTAAATCATCTGGCATTGTGTTGACCTTTCCTAAGTTTTGTAATTATACTATCAATTGACTAGTTTGTCAATCGTTATCTTTGAAATATTCTGGGTGGTTAGCACGTACAGCAAGGTGTGTACCCATTGCACTACCACTGCTAAATTGTGCTCCTATCTTAAACTTTCTTCCATTGAGTGTGAATGGCTTTAATACACTATCACCATTCCACCAACCACGCTGTATACTAATATATCCATCTGCACCTAACCGCTCACGCAACTTGGCAAACTCTGGGTGGTCGGCTGAACTAGTAGACGAGCAATTGCCCTTACCTTGTAAGATTAGTAGTAATTCTTCAGCAGTTGGCTCACGACCTCGTTGTGTATAGGTATTCCACTCTTCTTTAATAGTTACACTTGTTAAGTACTCTGGGTCGATTGTAAAGTCCACTACCATGTCTCACTTTTTAATATTTGAAAAGTTAGTGCTTTTTGTTCTTCCTCAGTAAGCAGGGCCATCTCACTACGATCCCTATGTTTAAACCATATCAAGTTACTGTCGGTATCTAGTGTAGCTATAGTATATGCTTTGTAGGCTAAATGTGAGGGCAGTATTTTGCCTCGACATATTACGTACTGCCCAACAGTTCTGCTCTTGTAAACACTGCGTATTTCAGCACCATCTGGTCCCATATCATAATAGTACATTATACTTTTCTACCTTTGAATTTAGTATCTTTGGTGCCTCTGCGTTTGTACCAACCGTAGACCTCACCGTTGGGTAGTAGACCATCAATAACACCATCGGCACCCATTTCTCCAATAAACACAGGAGGCACTTCAACGTGCTTCTGAAGTGCCTCCTTGTCCTTAACCCACTGTGGTTTGTGTTTCAAAAGTCATAATCCTTTGCTTCTGTATGGTCTGCATTAAGTGCCTCCCATACTAGACTCTTTTGAAAATTTTCATAAGCAGGACCTTTATTAATCCATTCTTTGTAGTAGTCTTCATGTCCCCAACTACCCTCAGGTGCGTTTTTAATTAACCACTTAACAATATCAGCTAATGCTGGCTGATTAAACGCATCAGCTCTGGCTACGCTACTGTATAGGTCGTTGCTTAGAACTGCTTGTAAGAAACTACCCGGTTCTATAGCATAGAGAAAATAGCGGTGTAGTGCTTCTTGTGTGTGGTCGGGCACTTTACTGAAAAAGTCCCATTCAAATTTAGTTTTCATCAACTTCTCCTAATGCTAACGCCATCATTGTTAATATACTTGGATCCTTAACTGCAATGTAATAATTTCTACTACTATTTGTAGGCCAACCACTCGTCCAATCACTGGATATGCTCCAATTGTGAGGACCCAAGCGTTCACGGATCCATGTTTCATATGGGTAGTAGTCAGGCCAATATGAGTCGTCAAACTTAACAGCATAGCGCATGTGGTTTTCACGATAGAACTTATGTCTGCGATCTAATTTAATAATCTTCATTTTAAAAATCTTCTGTAACTTGTTGAAAATCCTCTAACTCATCTAAGTTAGTGTCTTCGTTGTAGTCAAAGCTACCACCATAGTAACCATTGTGGTCATTACGCACTTCAATATCAATGTAACCACGGTCGGTATGTAGAGTATAGAAACCGTCTTGGATTACGTCACCGTAATCGCCACCGTCAGCTTCAGTCCACGCACGGTCAGCAGTCCACGCTTTATCTTCGCCACCTAAAACCAATGCTCCACGCATTAGATCAAATGAGTCACCCCGACCTAAAATGTCTAAGCCTGTGATGTGGTTGACCCAAACTGAGTTACAGCAATCATTAGCTGTGTCGTAACGGAAGTACTTGCCTTCAGTTGTACGAAATACCACAGTCCAGTTGTCACGTGCAAGAAAAACACCATTGATGCGTTTGCCAATTAAATCTTTAAACACTGTCATATTCTTTTCCCTCGCTTTCTCAATTCATCAATAATGCCCGCATAGGCTAAGGTTTCTTCTTGACGCAATGCTTCTAGCATATTCATACAATTTATGATATATGCTGTTTCCATGTCACGCATTAGTAATATCTTACGGTCTTTAGTCAGCCAAGTAGTGCGATGAGTCTTACGATATTCCTTAAAGTCCGCATCACTAGGCGTACTTAGTATATCCCAGGCTAATTCTTCTTCAGTCATTATGTGCTTAAAGTTTCCCACACTAATTGTTTTTCGAGCATCTCACGTATTTCTGGATCATCTGTATAGTTTAACATGTGCCCTTCTTCGTGCTCACAATCTATGTATATTGGGTCACCTACTTTGAAGCGTGGGCAGATATTAGCAAAATCGTGTTCTGGAATTTCACCATAAAAGTTATCAACTGGAAAATCTGGATTCATGTCTAAGAAACAGTTGGCAGTAGTACCCTCAACTGTATAGTTCGAGTAGCCATAATCTTCTAACACACAAAATTTACATTCAACACACTTCATAATATTCTCTTTTTCTAATTGTATGTATTATACATTCATATTGTTGTTTTGTCAATCGAAATTTGGAGCGGGAAACGAGACTCGAACTCGCGACATCTTGCTTGGCAAGCAAGTGCTCTACCAACTGAGCTATTCCCGCAGTGAATGTTTGTCCACCGTCGCAGACTCTATCGAGATAACATTCAATCCTGTTCTCAACTTTACGGATATGTTGATCGAACCTCTACATAACCGTGTAGCCGGATGCATTCTGTAATATTACTGCTCAGTAACATTTGAACTGATTTAGCCGGTTTTGACGGCAAATGTTACTGCTCAGTAACATTTTATTTGGTGCGCCCGGAGGAAATGTTAACTGGTGCGCCGGACACGAGTCGAACGTGCATGTGTCCAATTACCTTTCACTTGGTTCGTAGCCAAAGGGGATACCAGCGCATTATTTGTTTATATTATATTTGACAATAATTGCACTAACGCGGCGATAATTCGCTCCTTGCGCTTGCAATCCAACTTTAAGTAAAGCCTGCCTTATACTAGTTGTTGTCTCAAGTGCCGCTGAGCTGTATCCCTGTTCCAGCACCCGCACATAATTGTTGGAGCCCCCGGCTGGATTCGAACCAGCGACCTTCTCGTTCGAAGCGAGATCTTCTAGTCCACTGAAATACGGAGGCATTGTTTGGTAGAAGTAGTTGGATTTGAACCAACGATCTCCGGCGTATGAAGCCGTTGCATTGAGCCTCTATGCTATACTTCTATGGAGCACCGAGAGGGAATCAAACCCACCTAAGAAGTTTTGCAGACTCCTACCTAAATCACTCGGACATCGGTGCTTAAAATGGCTACCTCGTACGGACTCGAACCGCATTCTCTGGTTTTGGAGACCAGGACACATCCTATATACCACGAGGTAATAACCTATATTATATTGGCTGGGGTTGATGGTAACGATCCATCTTACCTACTTTCAAAGAGTAGTATCTGAGCCTCTCGATTTAACCCCAATTAAATTTTACTACTGGTGCTCCTAACAAGAATTGAACTTGTGATTCTGTCTTACCAAGACAGTGTTATACCACTTAACTATAAGAGCTAGTGCTAATTATTAATTATTCTAATACCTGAATCGACATCAAAATATTGTCTTATAACTATATCAGTTAATACGTTGTTGGTTATAATAGATTGCGATGGTACCAACCAATGACTATCAACTAAATTTAATTTATATTCATTATGCTGTAAACTATTATTAGGTAGAATTAAAAATTCACCATTAGCCAATAATGATTTATCTAATCGTAAATCTATATATTGTTTATTAATAGATACAATTTCCTGCGTATCATTATAAAGATATGCAATTTCTGCTATATTATTAGTTAAATCAACACTGTATGATATTATTTTAGTAGCACTATTAATAGCTATGCTATACGCATCTTTATTATTGTTGTTAGTTATTAATCTTGCAGTAGGAATATGTTTTTTATTTTCCCAAAATATATCTAGGTATTTTTGTAATTCTGTAATATAGTCAACATCAAATTCTACATGCGGATTAAATTTATATATTAAATCCGGATATGATTCATTGATTTCAGCTTTTACCCAATTTGGTAATTTATCATATGCCATTGGCGATAAACATCTTGGCCAATCTGCACCACTTACTGCATCATATATGTCAGCCCATTCATTGGGTTTCTCTTGAACTATTTGATTGGTAAACCCATCTGAACATTTATATAAATAAAAATCACAACAATATTTAGATGGTATAATAGGCAAATGCGTATTATTATACGCAGTTGTTAATCCTTCTCCCCATATATCATTGTCTACGATCTCATGAAATATTAAATCATGCTCTTTATTGACATACGACGAATTGAATGTTGCATTTATTAACGTAATTTTATTTTCTAATTTTAAATTTTTAATTAATTCTAGCCCAAATTCATAACGAATTGAATTTGATTCAAATGCAGTAATATGTTTAGGATTATATTTTAGTGCTAAAAATGAAAGCAACCCAGTACCAAATCCAATATCTATACAATGTTTGTTAGTTACATTATTTTTAAAACTGTTATCATAAAATTGATTACGTAGACGATCTGATATTATCCCAAACGCTACGCCATTGTCATTTTTCCAATCGATGATTTGACTTAATTGTTTATTCAATTTTATCTCTTAATTAATGCTTTTACCAAATATTTCATTGAGATATTCAGCATCCCAAAATTTATAATAATTAGTTTTAGCTATTTTATTTCTTGCCGCTAACAGCTTATTCATTGGCTGACACAATATTAAATTATGTTTGCCATTGTTGGTTTGTGCTTCGCCGATATAAGTATTTCTTGTGCTATGGTCTGGCAGGTATTCTATTAATGGGTTTTGTTCTTTTAATATTGCGCAGGCTTTATTTAATTCTTCGATTGTAATTGCAGATCTAATTACATATATAATTAATTCAAAGTCTCTGTTAGGAGGAGTAATTAATGTAACATTATCAACAATTTGTACTTCATATAAATTCATGCTAGCTTTAGCAAACGGACAAACCGAAAGCCCACCTAAACTTTTTTGTGGCAAGCCTACATAGATTGCCCAATCGTAAATGTCTTTCTTAATTTGTTCATCTGTACTCATATATTTCCTTTATGCTATCAGCCCTATTTATATACATGATACTGTAGGTATCCGGCAATTTGATATAAGAATGAGTTGGGAGTTATCCTCCCGGAAAATCGTAGCCCTATACGTCTATAGGGTTCACGTGTAAATCCACGTTTGGCTGGTGTGCATTGTTAAGAGGCATCCTCGATTAGTTTTGGCGGAAGAGACAGGAGTTGAACCTGCATAACCTTTTCAGGTCGACGGCTTAGCAAGCCGTTGCAATACCATTATGCGACTCTTCCATTTATTACATTGTTGCTTTAGGTTTTGGTTGTTTATTATTATTTTTAAGTATGCCTATTACAACTCCGCACAACCACTGCCCTTGTGCATCGTACATCTTATCACTATTAATGTCCCAAAAGTATGTGTTGGATTGACCGCTTGGGTAGGCATTAATTAATGTACCACGTTGCTTTAATAAACATTCTTCAACATCAATTGCAGATACAAATATAAGGTCGGTATTTACATATTGCATATTAGCAAATATACCAGTGGCCTTTTTTGTACCTCTATTATATTCTTTAACTTTTATCGAATCGATATCAGCAATTAAACGTACTCCATCACCTGAATCAGTTACTACTGCCCAATTTTCAGCGTGTGCTGTAATTGTAAACAAAAGTGCTAACGATAATACTACAGTGCGTAACATATCAATCCTTAATAAAATTGGTGGAAGCTAATCGCATCGAACGATTTACCATCCCTGGTAACTACAGTTTTCAAGACTGTGTGAGGAGCCGACCTCAGTAGCTTCCAATTATTATAGCAAGTCACCGCCTTATTCGTCAACCGAAGTTGTGATCTTTTCCTTGCCTGACAGCTTTTTCAACTAGGGTTTTTCAATACTACCTGGATGCTGTTTACCCCAAACACGTAGCGGTACAAAGATTCTTTGGTACCCGAAAGTGGACTCGAACCACTGACTAACGGATTATCGATCCGCTACTCTACCAACTGAGTTACTCGGGTATATAAAAGGTTTTTGAGCGCCTAGCTATCTGTGCCGGACAGCCTTGCTAGATTGTCTCGAATCGGAGAGATCAACATATTTCGCGCAATCCCATAATCCATTGGTGCGGACGCTACTTAGGACTCAATCCAACCGTCTATCTCAAAACTGGAAGAGAGAGTTGGAATTTCACCAACGGACAATTGCCGTATCTAATACTCTCGCTGTATGGCTCCATCTGTTGGGTACGATCCAACCTCACCGGATTAACAGTCCGGGGTGCTCACCTAGAATACTAAGATGGAATTGAAACTTTACTTTTGGAAACACACTCGGCTAAATTTACTTACGTACCGGATACCAAATGTGTTTTCAAAAATATAAACGCTGAGATTATACGTTTTATACAAGTGCCTCAAGTATTATAGCAAGCCTTGCGAGCCGCCTTCACTTAACATCCACTAAATCCTATCGCTAGTAATCTAGTCCACTTGCAACATCGCCGTTTTTAAAGACAGGCAGTAGTCTTGTCGCCATATGCTACTCTACGCTTTCTTTTCCGTTAACCTTGCGAGCTATTCGAGTGCGCTAACACTCTACGAACTTTCCTGCATAAATTGATTTCGCCTTGCGAGCTACGTCAAACTCAATTACCTTGCGGCTTGAGTATTAGATGTCTTTCACATATAACCGAAGTAGTCTTTGCTTTTTATCGTTAGAAGGAGTTGAACCTTCAGTCTATTTCTTAAAAGGAAATTGGCCTACCATTAGCCTATAACTGAACCCACCGCGATGTGCTACTTCTGTTGCTGAATAAACTTTTGGTCTACCCAATACAACACACCGCATACTTTTCGTCTTGCGAACTACTAAGTAGTATTTCACGATCTATGTCTAAATCTTGCAACTTAGCCACCTTCCGTTAATACTGCATACGAGCCCTTAGGTGCAACCCTTCGGACAAATATACTACCCTTTCTCATACCAGTTGACTGATTGGTTACGTAGTGAAGGACAGCACCACCTGTTTCCTTTCCATCTGCTTGCGTTACCTTGCGGCGCTTGAGCAAATGTTCTTTCCACTACTATCAGCTTTGCTGTTATCTCCGCCGGTCTTATGGACGAAGACTACCTCACGGTAGTGAGCAGGCTTGCATAGTTGAACCATTGCTGGCGCAGTTGTGTAGGACAATCTGCTTTGGCTCCATCGCTGAAGTTATTCTAAAGAGGCTATGCCCCCTAAATCTTTATACAACTGCACACTTACAGGAATCGAACCTGCCAACTTTGCGCAGGGCAAAGCTATCTTCCACTATATCTGCGTGGCCTACGCATTTGTGTGCATGTGTATAAAGACTTTCTTATACTATAAATTGTTAAAGAACGTTGTTGCTTTTGTTACTATACAGCTATTATACTATCAGCTAGTCCAAAAGTCAACCGTTATTTAATGGTGCGCAGTGTAGGGATTGAACCTACGACCTTGGCCTTGTAAGGGCCCTGCTCTACCGCTGAGCTAACCGCGCTATAATATGGTGGAGGTGACAAGGATCGAACTTGCTACATCCTGCTTGCAAAGCAGGCGCTCTCCCAAATGAGCTACACCCCCGTATTTCTTTTCTATAATATATAATGTTCATCTACTTTGTTAGTAGTGGACTGTACCGCGCAGTCACTTTCTATAATGTTACACGATAGTAATAAGTGTTTTGCTACTTCGCACTACCAAAGCCCAAAACTGAGTTGTTGCACCTGTCCAATTGTTTCAAGCTGGTTAGAAACAATAAAACTTCCCACGCATTTCTCAAGTCGCTCATATATTGAGCCTTGCAGTAGAAACGTCCGCACTGTGCCTTTATGGTGTTGGCAATTTACCCACTTTCTTTAAGGAAAAGTGTAACCTGGTGTTCTGGCTCGTTTTTATAGAGGTGAACACTCCTCATGTTTGGAGCGGGATATCAGAATCGAACTGATGACAGAAGTTTGGAAAACTCCAGTTTTGCCATTAAACTAATCCCGCGGAACAGGAGTTTTGCACATTAACGCTAACCGAAATTAGCAAGTGTCTCCTGTGTGTTACTTTTGGTGCGAGTAAACGGACTTGAACCGTTATGGCCTGCGCCGACAGATTTTAAGTCTGTTGTGTATACCAATTCCACCATACTCGCATATTACTTTTGGTGCGGCTGGTCAGACTCGAACTGACACGTCTCTCGACACGAGCTTCTAAGACTCGCATGGCTACCAATTACATCACAACCGCTTTTTTCTTTCTACCACCTTTGCGATTAGCAGCAATTTTTGCTTTATGCTCTTCGCTTAAGGTTTTACCTTTACCTGCTTTACCGCCTGCTGATTTATTGCCTTTAGCATTTAATCTACACGCTTCGTCATATCCATATTTGGCTACTGTTCTGTCCCAAATAGAATTACCAGGTCCTTGGTCTAATCTATTTTCCTGTGCTGTTCCCCAATATAAATGATTTGGGTTACTACACTTTTCATTATTACAAGCATGACACACATGTATCTTGTGTCCACTTGGAATAGTTGTGTTAAGTATATGAGCCATTAACCCTTTACAATAGCTAGACAATCCACCTTTTAACGGACCGCCTCGTTCTATACAAGGTTCTGTTAGGTTTAAGTGTTGTTGTCTTGTTTCTTTAGGTTGGTTAATGTATTCTTCTATTAATAACATTTTGTATCTCCTTATGTTTATTTAGCTAAACACACTGAAAAATGTTAACCATCGTGTATGCCAATTCCACCACAGAGGCGTTACTTTATTACTGGTGCCGGCTCCCGGGATCGAACTGGGCACCTACTGATTACAAGTCAGTTGCTCTACCAAATGAGCTAAGCCGGCGTTACTGGTTGCGGAGGACGGATTCGAACCGCCGATCTAAAGGTTATGAGCCTTCCGGGTTGCCACTTCCCCACCCCGCGATAGAAGTTCTGCGGCCAGTACAGGCCTGTTATCATGTGCAGAATCATGACTGATTTCAACGGTGGAGTTTCACCACAGGCATCAACTACCCTTCGGACGGTTTGCTATTCTCTCCTAACCTCGAATACTTTACGTAATAGCTTTCTTCCATGTACTTATTCTATACAGTGTAGCAGTTTTGATATGTGTTGTCAACTACTACTTAAATTAAATGCTCTGACGATTGTGCGTTGTAATTATAGTATCAAATGTATACGATACCCTCCACCAACTTGTCCACTTTCCGCTCTCGTGTTGCCAACGCTAGTTAGGTAAGACTAGAACCACCCTTGAGTCACGAACTCACTTCTCCTTCTTGCGGGTCACAATAGCCAGGCGTTACCCCGGCGGGTCAGACTATCCAGGTAAACTGGAATATTTTGGCTCCGGTGGAGGGAATCGAACCCCCACTAGTGGTTTTGGAGACCACCGCACTGCCATTATACTACACCGGAATATACTTAAAACTTGGCGACTCGTGAGAGAATCGAACTCTCATAGCAGGATAGACAATCCCGTGTAATAGACCATTATACGAACGAGCCTTTAAATTAGTTTGTTAAGTAGCAGTCTTTAACTACTATCTGTCAGCGAAGCGCCTCCTGTCCTATTCTGTTAGACGAACTTAACAAATGTCTTGGGGTGACCGATGGGGCTCGAACCCACGACAACAGGAATCACAATCCTGGACTCTACCAACTGAGCTACGGTCACCATTGATACCATACAGAAACACACTCGCCCTACTAGCTACGTGCTGATCAGTGCTGTAGAGGTCACGCAAATATGTTTTTGTATGGTAGGAGCACAGAGATTTGAACTCTGAACGAAGGATTAAAAGTCCCATGTGATAACCAATTTCACCATACTCCCATTGTACTGTATTAAAGATTTAACGTGCCGTACCTTTAATCATACAATGGGATTAAAGACGACACTAAAGTTTAACTCGCTTCATGTGTTGCTCCTTTTAAATTTACTACAAAACTGGTGTAGCCTACTGGATTCGAACCAGTTCACCGCGTGGGACCTATTTTACAGACAGGCATGCCTCTCCAACTGCATCGCGACTACATTATACTATATGATATTAGCCAACCACTTTTACCGTTAAGCTAACTGCCAGCTGCCACTTTTATGATTTATTATGGTTTATGGCCATTGTTGCGGTTCTGACCCGCAATCCTTTGGTAATATCATATTGAAGCATACTATAATTCTAAGTTCAACGGCCAGAGTTAACTTGGCATTAGAAACGGTACAATATGCTTCAATATGATATGTTGTTTTCGCTTTTGTAGTAACTGCCTTGCTCACTGCGTCGACTCAGCTTGCTCGGTGTTCTCTAGTACTTACTCAAGTGTAATCCAAGTATCACTTGCAACTTCTAGGACTTACGAAACCGTTTCGGGCTCCACCCTATCATCGCTCACAAGGAGCCTCTTACACCCAACTTACCATATTAAAATACACTTGCTGTAGTATCGCAACTACATCTCACGGACTGCTGTCCGCTCTAATCCTAGCAACAAGGAACACCGACTTGGTCAAATATGTTTTAATATGTAAACTCATTGTAGACAGGACTCGAACCTGTATGTGGGTCTTATTTCCACCAGCCCGCGGGCTTATGCCTACCATTCCATCACTACGAGTTCTACAGGTCATGACTCCCGTATATAGTTTGAGGGTAATTAATCCTCTTACCATATTAAAATATACTTAATATCACTTATCCCTGACAAAATAAGTTTTCGCAAAGTGTCAGCTTCACCGAATACGTCTACTGACATACTCGTCAAATATATTTTAATATGGTATCGCGTAGCGGAATCGAACCGCTCCTAGTTGGATGAAAACCAACTGTTCTAACCGATAAACTAACGCGATATAAAACTT